TTACATTGTTTGAATACTTAGATAAAATAAGTCCTTGTGGATTAGCAAATACAAAGTGACCTCTTACAAAGAAATCGCCCCCTGAGTTGTGTATCTTAGTACCCAAACCCATAGCAGGATTTGATAATTCATCTGTTGATTGTATAGTGATATTTACTGTTCCATTACCAATTACTTCTCCAGCATTAAAACGAACGGGAGTAGTTCCTACTGAACCACCTGAAGTATTTGTGTATTGAACATATATTGTTGCAGGGTTGGCGGCATCTACTGCAGCAATTGCTTCTAGAACTCTTGCTTTAACACCTGAATCCTGACCTGTAAATTCTGTACCAACTAGTGTTGTAGGGTCTGCAGGAAATCCAGTATCATTTTGTATTTTTACAAACTCATAATCGTTATTAAGAGATGGACCGCCTGGATTTACTGAAGCACCATCTTTGAATATATTACGACCAAATCTTGCAATCTCCTCTTGGATGATTGTTTGCATTTGAGTGAGTTCTCTTGCCTGTAATGCTCGACCACTATTGAAAAGAATACGATGATAGTTATCACTATCTGCGAAGTCGTCCTTATATGTTGACGAAAAGACATTTGAAGTAAACGTTGTTGGCATTATTCTATTATCCTAAATTTGTATGACTATTTTAATGTCTTCGGTTTGTTCTGCTGCGCGTGTAACTGCCGCCCTGTTATCTATATATAGTACTTCTCCAGTAGTCGTTCCAAACTCTGCAGCAGTAATAGGACCAGTGCCCGCACTTACTCCAACACCACCACTACTACCACTTATGTTATTATTAACAATAAAATCTTTATATCCTGTATCTTCATTTTGATGATAAGATAAAATAAGTTCAGAACTATCGATACTATCGATTACAGCTTTAGCGTCATTTGCACCCGTTATGGTTTCGCCTACTGTGAAGTTTACAGTTTTGCTTGCTAATGTTAATTTTCTTAGAGCACGTCCTGTGGTGTCAGAAAATGCAGCACCACCTTCACTTACCAATGGGTTTCTTATTAACCCAACTTGTCTGAATTTATTTCCAACAATAAAGTCTCCACTACCTTCAGCACCTGTAGGTTTCACTGTAAACATAACAGCAGTAGAACGTAAATCTATTATGGGGTTTGCACCTAGTCCTGCTTTGGTTCCAAATATTGGTCTAACAGTTGCACCCGAACCTCCACCACCTGTTACAGTTATGGATGCATTTTTGTATCCACTTCCTAATGGATATGAAGTTCCCGTGTTATTAATTTCTACTTTAGAAACTTCTCCGCCACTTATTACTGCTCTTGCAGATGCACCTGTTCCATCACCTATTATAGTAATTGTCGGAACAGAAGTGTATCCACTACCTTTTTCCAATACTTCATATCCAACTATCTGTCCTGCAACTGCAGCGTTCTGTACTGCGAGTTGTTCGACATCTGCCGCAGGAGAACCTGAATTTGTTGCCCCCTGTAGTTTTACGGGAATGAAATTTGCAGACACAAACTTATTTGCAGATGCTGCAGATATGGAATATAGGAATCTCCACACATAACCATCAGTTGTAGAGAATAGCCCTCCCCCTGTTTCACCTGTTGGTTTATCTGTAGAATTTACAACATTACCGGCACTATCTTTACCTTGTTGAATACAAACATACACCTGATTCTCATCATTCATTACATAATAGGAATCGTTTGGATTCCCTACTTGTCTATCATTATACGCAGAATAATCCGTCCCTGCACTCCAATTGACCCTTTCAACAACAAAAGTAAAATCACTAACTTCCATTATTGCTTGAAGAGCATTTCTAAATGTTCTTTCTTCGAAGTCATGGTTCAATGCAGCAGGCACAGTATCAGCTGTATTAAATTGTTCTGATTTACCTAGACCAATATAGTATTTGTTACTTGAATTATCAAAGTCTGTTTTGATAGAATCTATAACTTGTTTCTTTAGTTTATTTGTAATGACTGCCATTTTATGCTACCGTTCCAGTGTTAGATATTATGAACCATTTGGTGCCTGACCAAATTAATGTTGCTGATTGATTCGCTGCAAATGCAATTGATGAACCGAACGCGAAATTTGAAGATGTTTGGTTTATTGTTGTCGTTCCTGCTGCAGAACTTTTTAACATTATCTTTATTTGTCCTATTGTATTACCATTAGGTAAAGAATGTGATAAACCAGTTGTGTTAGTAAATATTGTTGTTGTTTTAGAAAGAGTGATTAGATTAGGATTTGCTATTTCTTCGTGACCTAAAACAAAGGGAGTTGTTATCTCAACCGCTGATGTTCCTTTACTTCCAAGTTTTAAAGCAACATTTGCATCAGTAGAACCCGCTGCTTCTAGAATTGGACTAGCACCATTGACTGCATTTGTAAGTTTTAGGTTATTGTTCGCTGATGATGTTGCGACTATATCTATGAGAGAGTTTCCACCCACATCTGTTATACTTGTACCAATTCTAGGTGAGGTCAATGTCTTGTTTGTAAGTGTATCTGTTGTTGTTCTAGCAACTAATGTATCTGTAGTAGCAGGTAGAGTTATAGTTACATCTGCAGTTGAAGCAGGTCCAATCAGTGTTGCCTTGTTTGTACCATTATTTGTACCTTCTAAGAATTCTATCTTACCCGCAGTAGTTGCAGTAGGATTTAATACAGCATCAGTTAATATAGGACTTGTAAGTGTTTTATTAGTGAGTGTTTGAGTCGCATCATGGAGAACAACTGTACCTGTAGCGTTAGGGAGACTAATCGTTCTATCTGCAGTTGGATTTTCTGCCACAAGAGTTGTTTCATGAGCATTATCTGAATCACCTTCAAACTCTACTCCAGTGGCAGAAAATTTAACGGCATCGGTTAAACTATTACCACCCAATATAGCATAGAGTTCATCGAAGTTATCATTAATCTTATCTGCACCTACACGAAGTGTATCGCCTGTGCCGTCGTTCGCAGAACTTCCTTTGTTTAATACTTGTTTGGTCATTAATATATCCTAATTCTTTATTCTATTTATATACTTTTTTAACCCAGATGTCCAAGATTATCAATATATTCATCAGAGTCTGCACTATAAAACACATGTCTATCTTGGTCTAGCGTCTCGAACGAGAAGTCATTTGACAAGTCAATACTATCATCATCAAATGTAGGTGATGTTGCGAGTTGTGCTTCTCGTAAACTACTATATTGATTTATGATTTCTTGTAGTGTTATACCACTATTACTGTTACTGTTCAAGAACATACTCGTTAGTTCTGGTCGTATTCTACTTAGTATTCCGTCTGAGTCAGTATTAACATCATCTACGAGTGATGTGTGGTCTATGAATGCAAGCGAACCAAACGATGCATTACTATGAACCGCAAAGGGTGGGGGTGGTTCAATGATTACTTCTGGTGCAGTCACTCTATCAACAACACTACTCACTATCTGAACCTCTGAACCTAAGAATGTTCCAGCGGGATGCACAAATAATTTATATGCATCTTTCCATAAATCTTCTGTCAACTCTGACTTGATGAGTATCGCATGTTTTTGGAATAACTTATTGTCAGTAATGAACCTCTGACTTTCTGGTCCTATATTGTCTTCTCCTACATTAAATATATTTTTTCTTGTGTATATGATGTCTGGGTCTATACCAAAGAATGTTCTGAAGAACTGTTGTATAGAATACTTTGTACCCTTTGACCTAAACAATACACTAGAGTATTTTGATGCCGCACGTTTATCTTGAAACCCTTCAAAGAAGTTTTGTCCAAGTAATAGTTCGTCTTCAATAAATGATAGAAGTCCTAAGTCAGTCTGTGTAATATCTCGTGTGACAAACAATTCATCAACAAGTTTAGATGGAGATGCATCGGAGTTTTCAAAATGATAATACTCATCAAGAAGTGTGATTAACTTTGGATATTCGGTACGGAAAAACTCTGGAAGAATTTCTTTAACAGCACTAGTACGAAGAGAGAGTTCTCTTCGGTTATAGTCCTTGAGAGTGATATCCTTATTATGAGGCATTAGTTAAGAACCCCTTCAGCAACATCTACTATTTTAGTGAAGGCCTTGTCAGCATCGAGTCTTATGACATCTTGTCTGAGTGGAGCAATAGCACTCTGGTTTGCAGGAGTTGCACTTAACTTAACGAATGTGTTTGAACCTGATATAGAATCAACCTGAAGACCTATTATAGTAACTGTGTCTCCTGTATAACTTCCCAAGTTATCTATGATAACAGTATTTGAACCAGTATCAAAAAGTTCTAGAATGTTTGATTTTAGTCTGTTTCTAATCAGACAAGCGTTACCACCAAAACTAAATGTCTCTGAAGTAATCCTGTAAAAAACATCATCGGGGTCTGCTATCGCAGCAGCATATCTAAGTTTATGTGTTTGTACTGCAGTGAGAGTAGGAGTAAACCTTCTTTGCATTTTAATTTCTTGTCGTGAAGATAACACCGCAGGACTTGTTTCATCAACAAGTGTTAGTAGGTTTGACCTTCTGAAGGACTGATTAAATTTACCTGTGTTGGCACTAAAGTAGTTTTCAACCGCGTTATTCACATTTGTTTCGATAGTGTTCCTAGATTGTGTTGTGACATTATCATTAAATTGGAATATGGTGTTTACTTCGATGAATGTAGTTATTGGGTCAACAAACTTAACAATGAAAGATGCCACCGATAATTGTTCTGCAAGGTCTAATACATCTTCTTTTACTGATGTCTGAGTTTCTATTTCAATGTCATCGCCGTTTGCTTTTTTCTTAAATAGTATCGATACAAAGACTACACCGTATTCTGGTTCAAGAGCATCTTCTCCACCAAAGGATTGTATGTCATCAATAAATGATGAATAGTTTTTGAGTATCAATGCAGAGTAATCTGATGCAGTTACCATCCTGTTCTGTGATGCATACTGGAAAGGTGCATTCTTACGAATACTCGCTAAACTCTCTTTTGAACTCCCACCAACAGAGTCTGTTATTGTTGCAATTGTTACAGGATAATTAGTACCGTTTACGATTACTGTATTGAGAGGTGAAAATACTTTTGCTCTGTTGGCATCAGCACCATTAACTGAAAGATATTCTAATGATATTCTACTTCCAACTTTAGGGGCTTTTCCTAAAGTAACGCCATTACCGAATGACAATTCAAAGAAACCATTTGGTGCTTCTCTAAGTATATACAATGTAGTGTTCTCGTTTATAACCGCAGCATTTGCTAGATTTGAGTATGTAGTGAATGCACTTGATGTTGGTTCTTCAAACACTCTAACAACAACAGTACTTAAATCTAAATTTCTATCGGGTATAATATAAGTCGGATTATCTGTAGATTGTAGAGCAATAAAGTTTTTAGTTTTGTTAGTACCCTCTATTATTTTTATATTTGTGTTTTCATCAATGGTAGAGAAATTGTAAACACCATCTACTCCTATTGCAGATAGGTCTTCTCGTGTCTGAAATGTATAAGTTTCCTCATCAACTTGTGTAGTGAACCTAAAGTTTTCGTTTAACTGTATTTTAGCTGGAGCGTCTGCCACCCCTGATAAGTTCAAAGAAATATTTATTATTGCCTGTGATGCGTTTCTTGAGTTAGCGACATATCCTATACCCTCTGCCAGAGATAAGACGGAACTTCTAAGTTGTGCGGTACTCAAGAATGATTCGTTCAACGCAAAGTTTGCGATAAGTCCATTGTAGTGTGTGTTGTATGCAAGTACATCTAGTATAGTTGAAAGACCTGATGCTGAAAAGTCGTAATCATTAAACTCTCCAGAGTCTCTCAAAGACGTTTTTAGATTTGACTTAATAGAATTAATATCTAAACTAGTTGAACTTATTGTTGTTGTTACCATTTTATCTTAACCTTTCGAGATTAGCAGTCAACGAAAATGTTTGCTGATAATTCACTACTTTAAATGTTATTGTTATTGCTATATGATTTCGAATTTCCAGAGCATTTGATACTATTATATTAAGAATATCTGCTCTTGGTTCTTGTTCTTCCATAATTCTTTTCAAACGTTCTATAACAAAATAATCTGTTCCTTCGTCTGCCAACTCAAACAATAGTCCTCTAAGATTTGCACCGAATTCTGGTCGAAATGGTTTTTCAAAAGTGTTTGTCATAATCAAGTTTTTTAAAGACTGTTTTACTGCCGCAGCATTAACCTTTTTAAAAATGTCCCCGCCTGTTTTAACAGCAAGAGTACAGTCTATATCCGAATACTCACGATTACGACTTAGGGTAACAGACACTTCCCCTCGTCCTAAATTAGTTTTTTCTTGTGTGAATGCTCTTCTTGTCATAGTTCTATTTATATCTTTTTTATATTATTTTATTATGTTTTTTTAAATTTCTTGGTTTTTGCTTGGGTCTACTGGTCTTCCTAGACATTCAATAAATTCATTCTTTGCAAAGACATTGTTATTGAATACTGTTGATATCTCTTGTTTAAAATTGACTTTATATTCTGATGGGACTAAAGGAACTTCTAAACCTATCTGTGCTGTAAGTGTACCATCCCAATTATATTCATCATAATCTAGATACAAATGATTGTAACGAATATGGTCTTTCCAATATTCTGCAACATCAAAGGTTTGTTCTAAATCAATTTTACCATCTACACCTATGACCTGATAGTATACAAGGAGACCATTCGCCTTCTTATACATTACCAGTTCACCGTCTGAACCTTCTTGTATATCAGGAATGTTTCTATTATAAATTCCTTCACTCACGATAAGTCTCACATCATTAAATCTTTCTGTGTTACCATTAATCATTTGCATAGCACGAGCGTGCAAGGTCAGATTACGCGCTATCTGTTTTCGTTTAGAATTATTCTTTATGTGGTTGAATGAAGTCTTATCTGAGTATGACCCAAGGAACTTAGCAATGGTTATACCATCTCCAAGTTTTGTTTTTGAAGTGATAAACTTTTGATTTTGTGGATTGAATTTAACGTCGGGCAGTATTCTCATTTTCTAAATCTCTTTCCTCTATTATCTAAAGAGTTTCCAATAGGTATGTATCCATATTTTGCTTTTGCTTCTTTACCCACTGCTCTACCTATCTTATATGGAGTAGTGCTGAGATAAGTTTCTGGAAGTTTACCTTCTAATACAAGTCGTCCACCAGCAAGTCCTATATTATCGAGGTTTCTAAAAGCAGAACGAATTTCTTGTGTTGTGGGTTCTGAAATAAATACTCCACCATATTTAGTTTTGTGGTCTATTTCAGTTCTGATAAAATCTCCAGCATCTACACTAACATCAAATTTCGCAGAACCCTTTAAATGAATTTGTGTTCTATCAATATCAGGGACACCGTTATAAATCTTAGCAACATTGTCAGGTTCAACAGTTTGATGTCCAGATTCTGCTTCTAAGTTAAAGTTTGAAACTAAATCACCAAGACTTAATAAAGGGGCATTAGAAGGAGGCACTACTACAACAGAACTAGTTGTACTAGAATAAAATGCTGTGATTGATTTGTTTGCATTGTCTGCGAGTTGTGCCTTTTTCGCAACCCCATGAAGACTTCCGTGGAATATTGCAGTATCATAACCTTCTGTCGATGCAGGGTCAGCACCACCCGTGAAATTTGTAACATTTCCATCAGCATTTGTAGATGATGAACTAGCAACAGTTGAACCAACGCCTGCTGTTATACCAGTTATTGTTCCACTACCATCTGAATCAGCAGTGTTTACAGCACCCGTGACATAATCATCACCACCCGCATAATCTCTTTTCTTGAGAGCACCAGAATAAGTCTGTCCTGTGAACCTCATGAACGCACCACCGATAACACCGTAAGTGCCTTGCATTGTGAGTTCTTCTTGACCAATTATCCTTGTTCCTGTAGCAGTAATTTCTGCATTTGCAGCACTAAGTCTATAATCACCCTGTGCCGAAATTAGATGGTTTCCTTCTGCTGCGATTTTACTGTCTCCTTTGACCACAATAGCATTATCACTTAACATCATTGTTATATTGCTTCCTACTACTTTTTGACTTCTTGTACCGAGATAATTCTCTACTGTATCGCCTGAGACTTCATAATTAAGATTTCTTTTAGTTCTTTCTTTTCTATTACCCGCAACATCTATATTATAATTACCACCAACTTCAACATTATAATCACCACTTACTTTGA